ACTTGAAATTAATTCAGTTGCGGCGTTCCTTGCGGATGAAGATGCGCTCGTGATAAGCGAAGAGTGCGAAGTTGGGAAGACTCAGCTGTTCAAGGAGTATTTGGAGTGGAGCCGCGATAACAATATGCGCCCATTAGGGAGGAATAAATTCAACCGAGAGATGAGCGAGAATGAAGGCTGGAAGAAGGGAATTCGCATTGGCAGGAATGAGGTTTCTGGGGTGCGCGTGTGGATCGGCGTTGGCCTGCTGGCGGAGAAATCGTTCTAATAACCGGCCGCGCGGCTCGTTTTGGGCCGTTTCGGCTCGTTTTAGAATTGGCCTAGATCCACCAACCGCGCGGCTTTGGGCCGTTTCGGCTCGTTTTTCGAAGGTTCTAGGCTATAGAGGAGAAAAAACAAAAAACGGTTTTATTTTTTTCTCTATAAGACCTAGACTGGCTTAAAACGAGCCGAAACGGCCCAAAGCCATACAGGGCTTGACTCTCCGGCGGTTTCCAAAACGAGCCGAAATGGCCCAAAACGAGCCGAAATGGCCCAAAGCCATTGGAATGGTCGGCAGCCAATTAGTGAAACCGGCCCAAAGCCATACAGGGCTTGACTTTACAGGTAAATTAGTGGATAATCGCCTGTGTAGGCATTCTCGTGCCTCGTTTGGGTAGAGCCTCATCATTTGACAAAGGTGGTGAGGCTCGTTTCCAGAACCTTTGTCAAGCCAGAGACACCATGACTACCAAAGTCCAACGCGCAGCGAAAATCAAAGCAGGCAGGAAAGATAGTGGCCGTAAAAAGCATTGGACTCTTGCACGTGCCACTACGCTGGCCGCGAAGCTTCCTGACATGTTCTCCGAAGGACAATCCATCACAGAGGTTTGCGTTGAGCTGAAGATTGCTCGTCAGACATTCTACGAGATGCGCGATGATTACATCGTATTTGCAGACGCAGTTGAACTCGGACTTCAACAATCTGAGGCGTGGTGGACTCGTTTAGGACGTGAAGGATCTTCATGCGCGCATCCCATACAGCCTCAAACGTGGATCTTCAATATGAAGAATCGCTTCAAGTGGGTTGACCGTTCAGAGCTAACCGGAGGCGACGGCAAAGACTTATTCATGGCCTTTACTCAAGCCATGGGCAAAGTCCATGAAGATGAAGAGGCTCGCTGACCTTGGCTGCCACGGCCCAGCAAATCGATCTACTCGCGCAAACAGTCACGCGCGCGATCTTAGAGCCTGATTGGTTCTGCCAAGATATCCTGAAGTGTAAGAATGACCAATGGCAATCAGAGATGATGAACGCCGTTGCAGATCTGGATCGAATCAGATGGGGTATGGAGCCGATGTTTAACCACGATGCGCTCAACAGATTCACCGTGCGCGCAATGCACGGGCCGGGCAAAACGCACTGGATTGCGAAGATGATGCACTGGTGGGGCTTCACTCGCCGTGGTCGATGCGCGGTCACAGCGCCGAAGGAAAAGCAACTCACGACTCGCGTCTGGCCGGAATTCCGAAAGGTGAAAATGAACGCAGATAGAGGATATCAAGCACTCATCGAAGTCGCGAAGACTTCCATCATCTGGGCCAACGATCCTGATTGGTGCGCCATAGCAGAATCTGCGGCCTCGCCTGAGAACCTTGCAGGCCTCCACGATGACTGGATCTTGTATCTAGTCGAGGAGGCCAGCGGAGTTGCCGAAGAGATGTTTCCAGCGATAGAGGGCATGCTATCTACCGACACCGCCATACTCGCTATGATCGGCAACCCAACAAGGACTACCGGCGAATTCCATGCCTCTCATATGAAGCGTGGGACAAAAGAACTGTACTACAAGAAGGCGATCCAACATCACGAGTCATCGCGCATATCTCCGAAGTGGGTTAACGATATGATTGGGAAGTATGGTATCGATAGTCCTGTAGTTCAGGTGCGCGTCTTTGGCAACTTCGTCGATGCTGAAGAGCGCCAATTACTTGCGCTGGCTTGGCTCCAAGACGCCATCGAGAGAGAATTCAAAGAGGACGGCTCACTGCCTCGTCTTTCCGTTTCGGCCGATGTGGCAGACGGCGGTATTGATTCGAGCATCGTGTCAGTGGCATGGGAGTTCGAATCATTCACCTATTTGAAGAAGCAATACAAGTTCAACTTTCCAACCGCTGTTTCTCCTCCCAAAGTCGCTCATGCTGCGGCCGCGATCTATGAAGAGGAATGGAAGCTTGCGAACTTCATCGATGGCAAGCTCATCGTGGATGCTGTGGGCGTTGGATCTGGAACGGCTGGCACCTTGATTCTGGAGTATCCAGAGATTCCGGTCATAGTCTATAAGGGCGGAGCAAGCTCAGACGACCCAGAGGAATGGGACAATAGACGCACCCAGTCATACATTGGCTATCGAAACGATTTGCGAGATGGCAAGATCATCATCGCTGAAGACTATTGCGAGCCAGAAGATTGGGATGATTTTCTTGCGCAACACGTATCTATCAAGCTCGCCGAAGGAACTGAAAAGCGAGAAGCCTTGGAGACTAAAAAACAAATGCGTTCACGTGGAATTAAATCGCCTGATATGCCGGATTCAATAAAGCAACACTGGACAACCGCGCCTGCCATCGCAGGCTCCAGCAACTTCATGGAAGCTATGGGTGCAATGGAAGATCACTCGAATGCTTGGTAAAATCGCGAAGCTGTTCAAGAAAGAGGCTCCAGCCGTTGTGCTGAAGACCGAAGACATCGCATATGCCGAAAATGCATTGCTGACTAGTTTTGACTATGTTGACTATAATCCTGACGACCTGATCGGGCGCAAAGGATACAAGGTCTATCAAACGATGATGACCGATGAACAGGTCAAGGCCGTGGTGCGATTCCGGCGCGACTCGATCACCGGCCGCACATGGGGCTTCGAGGACAATCCATCATTGAGCGACGCAGAGAACGCCAAGCGCAAAAAAGTCCTGACAGCGATCCTGAAGAAAGTTGACGGCTCATTCAAAACGAAGCTTGATGCTATGATGTCCAGCTTGACCTGCGGCTTTTCTATGGTGGAAAAGAGTTTCGACTTAATGGACATCGGCGGCAAGCAGTGGTATGGTATCAAATCGCTGACCAAGAAGCCTTTCGACAGTTTCTATTTCAAGCTGGATAACTTTGGCCAGCTGGTCGGCGTTGAGCAACGACTGGGAGCATATAGCGCTGACCTTAAGCTGAAGGACTTCGTTCACCACGTCCACAATGCTGACGTCCACCCTTACTATGGCCAGAGTGAATTGCGCGAAGCATATCGAGCATATTGGAGCAAGGACATAACCCATCATCTCCAAAATGTCTGGCTCGAACGCGCGGCTGCAGGCTTCACGATTGCCAAGCCGTTAAAGGGCAAGACGTTGACTCTCAAGAGTCCTGAATACACAGCCATCAAGAGCGTTCTGAGCAATCTGCGCTCGAACGCTTCAGTATTGTTTCCCGCAGACATGGATATCACCATTATTCATCCTTCCGACACGCAGGCATTTGATCGCGCCATTACCGGCCATGACAAAGCAATAGCCAAAGCCTTATTAATGCCCAACCTTTTAGGTTTGAGCGAGCAAGGGCCGGGCGGCTCGCGCGCACTAGGCGACACGCAACTGGAAGCATTCCTCTGGATACTAGATAGTGAATCGATGGGACTTGTCGAGACTGTTAATGAACAATTGATCGCCGATCTCGCGCGGCTTAACTTTCCTGATGGCTTGTTTCCGCGATGGATCTTGATGGATCTATCTGAAAAGAAGTCCATGGAGCAATTGGACAAATTCATCGCTCTGGTCAATGGCAACGCAATTACTCCGCTCGAATCCGATGAAGTCCACGCACGACAGCTCTTGAAGTTCCCAGAGAAGTCGAAGGGCGAAGAAGAAAGTGACAACATAGATCCTGCCACCGCGCTATCAGGCACTCAAGTCGCTGCCATGCTCACAGTGCTGGATAAGGTCGCGGCCGGATCGCTTCCGCGCAAGACAGGCATACAAGTATTGATCAATAGCTTTCCCATCAATAGCGAGCAGGCCGAAGCCATCATGGGCGAAGTCGGTAATGGGTTTGAACCGAAGACAGAGACTCCTGTCCCTGAAGATGAGCCTGAATTGGACGACGAAGGCGACCCGATTCCGCGCGAGCCTCAGCCGCCGCCGAATACGGATGAACAAGTCAACCCGATATTGCAAGATCCTGACGATGAAACGATTAGGCCGAAGAAGCGCGTGGTGGTCACGACTGGCAGAATGAAGGCCGTTATAGATCGTGTTGAGTTCGCCGTCATCGCGAGTAAAAGCGAAAGCATTGAAACGGCCTTCATCATTGATTTGTCTGCGCGCAACTTAGATCTGCTGACGCCTGTCACCAATGATTTAGTGCTTCTGGACACGATGTCAGCCGACAAGGTCCAAGCCGTCAAATTCAGCAGTCGTCAAATCTCGAAGCTTCAGGCGTCCACTAAGCGCATGCTGACTTCTTCATGGGCCTTGGGAATCAAGCACGCCAAGAGCGAGATCAATCGCGC